GGAACATTTGTTCCCCTTTTGTTCCTTGTTTGTTCCCTGTTCCCTGTATATTCATACAGCCTCAGAACGATTCGCTTGATTCACTTTTGACGGTCAACCACGCAAATCCATCGCTGATCTGTCCATGTCCATGTCTGGACAAGTCCTTCCTAACCCGCTGCCAAGTGACCTTGAAGCTGTCCTTATCCTCATCTGTGCACCCCATCTTTGACCACAATTCCTCTCTCCAGTGCTTCAAATCCACCACCATACGCTGTGAACCTTCGATTAACTTCAAGAAGCCATTCTTCTTAATCGCATTTTCCAAGCATTGGAGCGACAAGACCTGATTCTTGCCGTGTCCTGCGTTGCTGGACGCGCCTTTTGCGTCCCTTTTCAGCGCGTCAAACTGTCCGAGTTCGCATGGGTTGACGGCCAAACTGGTCTGCGGCTCACCGATCTGGAGTGATCCTTGTGGCGCTGGCAGCTCCACCGTGACCATCTCAAAGCCGATCCTGTCGTTGTCCGCACCGTCCTTTTGCTTGCTGATGGTGACGATTCCTTTCATGCTGTCTTCGAATCTGAGCAGCTCCAGCTCGGTGTCCACTGCCCCGAGTAGGCTGGAGTGACCGCGCAGTCCTTTGGTGGCATCCTTTCCACTGTGGTGCAAGATCATCAGCCCACAGTCCTGCACGATCTGCTGAATGCGTCCACAGGCTGTGATGAACGCTCCCATATCCTCACTGGAGTTCTCGTTGCCACCGCCAAAGGCTCTGGCCAGCGTGTCTATGACGATCTGCTTGAATTCGATACCCGACTGCTGCACAAGCTGTTCGATGGCCAGCACCAGCGCGTTGAAGTCTTCGATGCTTGATCTGAGATTGAGTTGATGCCTGACCACATAGATCGGTGCGCCACTCTCTGTTCGGTGGTGAATCTTGAGTGCCTTGATCCTTGCGCCGATACCGCCAAAGCCCTCGCCTGCGATGTACAGCACCGCACCTGCCTCGTTGACCTCTCTGTCCATCCACGGCGTTCCTGTGGCGATGGCGTGTGCAATGTCCAAGGCAATGAACGACTTGAATGAGCCTGGCGGTCCATAGAGCGCACTGAATGCGCCAACCGGCAACACGCCATCAATCAACCACTTCACCGGCTCGTCTTGGATGCTGTCCCAATGCTCGATCTGTATTTGCTTTGACGGCTTTGGTGGTGCTGGTGGTTCTGACTCGAATTCCTTTGCAATGTCAAACTCTGACGGTGCTTGCGGTGTCTGCGGCAACTGTGTTGCTGCACTGGTGATCGGATTCAATCGTTCGGGCATCGTTAACTGATCCAGCGATGTGATGGCTGCCGCTGCCTTGACCAGCGCCACCAGCTCGGCTCTACCGCCACCCGCCTCAATGAATTCAAAGGCATCGTCACCTTGGCCTTGCAGTCCGAGGTCAACTACCTTCAGTGACTTGACGATGGGCAAGATTGCCTCGGCAGCCTTATATGCATAACCCCAACCCGCCACATCGTTGTCCGGCACGATGATGACTTGCGCTCCGGCAAAGTATTCGGTGATGGCGGCTGGCCATGATCCGGCGCCAGTGTGCGCGGTGGTGGCGATCATGCCGATTGACTTGATCGCATCCGCTGCCTTCTCGCCCTCTACCAAGAAGACATTGCGCCCCGCTGTCTTCGCGTCTAAGAGTGCAGGCAAGTTGTACGGCACGATGCGTGCGTCTCCAAGCGTTGTGGAGCGTCTGCCATCACTATCAACTTTGTAGAGTCTATAAGTCTTTCCAGACTCCCCTATCTTGTACCGCTGCTTGACAAACACTGTCTGTCTGTCCTCATCCTGATACGCCCACTCTTGTTCCAGTATGTTGCGCGGAATGGGTCTGATGTTGGCGAGTGGGTCAGGCTTGTCCAAGAGTTCGGGAAGCAGATTGAGTGCTCTGATGGTGTGAAAGACATCCTCTTGTGAGCAACCACCATGACAGTGGAATAAGGGCTTGCCCTCATCATTGATGTCGATGCTGAGACTTGGATTCTTGTCGCCGTTGCCTTTGCCGTGACTCGGAACAGGGCAACTAGCCACCCATTGACCGTTTGCTTTCTTCGCGTTGCCGAGCTGCTTGGCTATTTGTTCTGCTTGCATTTAGCTGCCATTTTTTTAGAGGAAAAAAAACCGCTGGGGTTAGCCAGCGGTGCTTAAAGCCAATCAGTTAAAACATTTCGTCATCAGCCACGGCTGCGGCCATCACTGACTTCGCTGGCGCTGCAACTGGTGCAGCAGCCGGTGCGCTGAATGGCGCTGAGTGATCAGCACCTTCAGAGTCCATGCCAGCGGGACGATCAATCCAACTGATGATGTTGAACGCTGGGATGCGTGTCGTGCCCTTGCCGATCTTTTCCAGTTTGCTGCCGGTGTACTCCAGCACAGGCAACTTACCCACATTGGCGGCTTGCTGTGCAGCGCAGGCGGTGTACATGACCTCAAGCCCCATGTTCGGACCTACGCCATTCGATGACCATTCCACCAAACCGATTTCCTTGTTGTAAAACTTGACGATGAATCCGCGCTTGTGGTCGGGGGACGGCTGTGCTCCTTTCTTGCCAAGCGTTGCATCGGCTTGCCAATCGCGCAGTCCGACACCGAGTGCCAGCCAACCTGTTTGCACATCATTGATGTCGAACACAACTTTCTTGAGTTGGATTTCTTCACCGAGATTGTTTGTCCAAGCGTTTGCTTGTGGAGAAAAGCGGATGTAGTTTCCAGAGCCGCCAGCAGAAGAGAGGTTTAGCATTTTGCGTTTCGCTTTCAAAGTTTCAGGGGTTGCATTATTGACTCAACCCGCGATCTCTCGCAAGTGTGAGTCCACTTGATACCTTGACCGATAACTCGTCCAAGATAACTCTTTGTTCCTTTGGCAGTAGCTTTTCCGCTGCCGCAGGAGAAATTAGTGTCGTATCGAAAATCTGAGTTCGGGTAAGTCCCAACTCGGCCAACTTGTCAGCGGCCTTGTCGCCATCCAACCATTTGCGCGTTGGGCGTTTCGGTGCGAGCTGCCAGCCTTGCAACACCATGCCGTCCTTTTCCATGGCCTGCATTGCGTGCTCTTCCACCGCCTTGATGAATTTCTCAACCATCGGTGCTTTGTCCAGAATGGCGCTGATCTGATCCGGAGTGAGTGTCTTCATCACCTCCGCGATCTCATCTTTGTTCATCGCGGTGATGTCTGTCTGTGTGGCCACGACATCAAATTGCTGTTTCTGCTTTGGGCAAATGGTCTTCGCGTCACACCACTGGCAGGCTGACTCCGACATATAGAGTGGCGGTTCATCGAGCTGTGTGGCGATCATCGCGGGACGCAGTATCTTCTCTTCCCACTCCCACAACTCTGCTGCTGGCATCACAAGAGTGCGCGGCTCGCCTGAGTGCGGTTGCACAATCGTGAGATGGAATTCTTTGATCCAATCGCGCCCCATGCCCTGCGTGTACGCAAGCGCGTAAATCTTGAGCTGTGTTGAGTCCTCTGACACATAGCCCTTGCCAGTCTTGAGATCAGTGACATAGACCTTGCCTGACTGCATGGAGTAACCCACGACATCAGCAGTGCCGCCCACTTGGATGTATTCAGCAGACTGATACTTGACTGGGTGCTCGACATTCATGCGCTCTGTCAGCCCTTCGATATTCCAAATCTCGGTGAGGTAGTCGAGTGCCATCTGACAATCGTCAGCGTCCAAGATCACGCCTTCAATCTCCTCGCCAATGAATTTCATGGGATCGGTGTCCAACTGATAGCAAGTCTCGGCCAGCGCGTGAATGGCAGTGCCAAGCTGTGCGGCTTCACCTGATGGGCGTTGCGGTACTTGAGCGCAGAGCTTCACCGAGCCTGGACACGCTATCCACCGTGATGATGCCGAGGGTCTTAGTCTTCTTTGTTTGATTGCCATGTGTCTCTTTCCAAATGATGGTCATTGATGATGACTTGGTACGCCAACTGCCTTACCTCATGGCTGACAGCGTGTCCAAGGTCTTCGGGGTCTAGGATGCGTTTGAGTAGCACCACCTTGTCCTGATTTGCTTTGCGTTGCAACTCCAACTGAGTGCCCAACCAGATGATGTGCTCGCGCATAACTTGTCTTTCTTTATCTTGCATGGTCAGTCTCCGCAGAAGCAAGCAATTGATTCGTCATCTGGTCCAAACATATCTGTCTGATCAGCAGCAAATTGAATCATTGATGCGTATGACGGACGGTCGGAACGGAACACCGCACCGCTTGGCTTGGATGCCAATGCCAATGCCAATGCCTCCATTTTTGCCCACCAAATACCACGCTCTGGCTTTTCCGCAATTAGAGATAACACTTGAGCACCGCCTTTTAAGAAGCATAAATCGCAATTGCCGTGATATGTCACGCCATTGATGTTTGGCAATTGCAGATCAAATAACTGATTGCGCCAAAACTCACCAACTGTTTCTTTTGTCACTCCAGCTGAAACTAAAGGGATGCGTGACTTATCTTCGATCTTGGCGGCGCGTCTTTGTTCATCTGCACGCATTCCGATCCAATCCATTTTCTCGTTGTGATCCCAACCAAGTGATTTCAGATATTTGTGGATGGTGCGAATCTTTAACTCAGCAGTACAAAATCTTGTTACTGGATTTGGCAAGTAATTGCGCTTTTTAATCAGCGCCTCAAATGGCTCACCATCTCTGCTGGCGGTTTCAAATGTCACACGCTCAAAGGCTGGATCAGCATCACGAAACTCCACCCAATGAATCTCAACATTCCACTGCTCAGAGCAATCCTGTACAAAGCGCAATGTGGCCTCGTCTTCTTTGCCAGTATTTGCAAAGCAAACGATGGCCTCATCAGGCAGGCCGTTATTTGATTGCAGTACACGCCACAGCATATACGCGCTGGTGCGGCCACCGCTGAAGCTGATACAGGTCGGCTCAATGATCTTGAATGGGTCAGCCATGATGCTTGCCCCAATATGCGATCAAGGCAGCGTCCGATCTGCCGTCATCCTTGACGCGCTTGAAGTCGGCCTGATTGCTTGGAAAAAGTTCCATGGCTCTTGCGCGGCTGGCATCCTTGCCCTGTCCACGGCCAACGGCCTTCACCCAAGTGGCCGGTGCGACATATGTCACTGGCAGTTTGAACGCGGCCAGAATGCCCTCGATCATGCCAAAGCTGCGCCCAAAGCTGAAGACGCTTGTCACGCCCTGGCCAGCCATTGCTGACACGCGCTCGCAGTAGACATGACAGTCTTTGCCAGAGTACAGGTACAGCAGCTCGGCCAGCTCGCTGGCGCTGACCTGCCGCTTGGCTTTGCCGTTGCGCTCCACCGTCATAGTCGGCATATCGAATATCTTCAGGCTTTCGGGCGAGATGACGGCCACAGCGCCAGACAGACCAGGATCGATTCCGATAATTCTCATTTAAATTTCACCAATAATTTTGACCAAATGTATCCACCGCCAACTTTTGCAATGAATTGCAATGCAACAATTTCTAGCATTAGACCGCCAAAGGCAATCGTTGGAAAAACAATAGAGTCAACCAATGCGCCAGCGGTATTTGATCCATTGACCCGAATCATCCAATCTTTACCTTTGAGATATTGATAGGCTAATGAATCAGCAACCATTGACAAGCTGAATGCCGCCAAAGATGCAAAGGCAATCATTCCTGTTGCTGGATTGATGGCATAAGAAATGATGCTGGCAGTTGCAATCAAGCCACCCATCTTTATGGCTAACTTGTCACCTTCCCAAAGATCATGCAACTTGTCACGCAATGACAAATCTAATCCAATCAAGACAAAGGCATTGACAAGGCTAAACCACGGTCCAAGCCACGCCACCAATAGATTTGCGGCAACCAGCGCGGCAATATAAACGACTGCATAAATCACAATAAGACCCCTTGTTCAACTTGATGAAAACCCCATACTGCTGGCGCGTTGTGCGCTTCAATTCTGCTTCTCATTACCTGTGCTCTGGCCTCTTTAGTAGGCGGTGGATAGTTTCCATTCTTCCAATGTTTATCAATGCCGACATTGCGCCCAATATTTGTTGAGTCGGCTGATGTGAAAGGAATCTTTGTAAATATTGCTGGATCAAGCATTCTCAATCCATGTAATTTGCATGATGGGCGGCCTTGATCGTCACATATAACCCTCATAGCCTGACCAATTTTTGACCACCATTTAGAAGTTCCAATAGCTGAATATTCGCCTGAGCTTCCAATGCAGACACGAACATATGTGTTTGCTAATTGATCAAGTCTCTCAAGAGATTCGTGCATATGCCAGACTGGTGCGCCAAACCATAACGGCAATGGGTTGTCACGCAACAAGGCATCATTGTCATTCTCAGTGCCATCAATGACATCAGGCAGCACAGCAAAATCGCATGATGGGACTTTTTTTAAATTCAGCGCCCAATCGTAAAAAGGCTGCCAATCGGTGACAGGCTTTCCAGATTTCCATGCACTAAATGCACCATTGTCAATTGCAAAAGACTGTGCAACCTCAATGGCGGTGGATAGTTGATCTGAATGGGCATAAGAGACAAAAGCATGACCGGCTTGTATTGCGTAATTTGCAACGGTTGCTGGCGTGATCGGTAAGCCGTGATAGTGAATCATTTGACGGCATCCTCCATGGCCTTGTTGAGCACCTGTAGCCGCGCTGAGATCAGCGCATTGGCGGCCTCTTCCAAGCGTATGACGGTGGAGTAAAGTGGCTCTGTCTGACCGTTAACCCAGCGCGAGAGCTGGGCCTGATCAATCTCTGCGACTCGGCACAAGTCCGACATCCGGTAACCGGCTGACTCGATCTTGTGCTTGATGTCGTTTATGGCTTGCTGTGATACTTTCATGTGTATGATGTTAACCATGTTTTGTGGAAAGCGTCAAGTGTACAGGGAAAAAAGGGGATCAGCGAACCGATCCCCAAAAGGCAACTGCGCGAAAGCAGAAACGCGCAGAGGGATTGTAGGGGCAGAATACCCGACTTGTTTGTGTGGGAATAAATAATAGTTGTTGACAAGGTAGTCAAATGCGATATGATTCACTCATCAACAACGCAATTCAACTTTTTGGAGGTCACATGACCGATTTCACTTTCTCCTCTTCTGACTTCAACGCTACAACCATTTTGGTTGTTGCCAACACTTCTGATGCCAAAGAATATTTGGCTCAACGCTATGGCGTTGGCTGCGTTTCAATTGAGGTACGCAAATCTGCTGCGCCAGAGTTTGCGGATTCTTTTGAATTCCAAGGCTTGTCCTTTTCATAACCCAAGGGGGCATCGTCCCCCATCTTTTACATGGAGTGAGATATGTCAGAACAAATTTTACGATTGCCTGAAGTCATTGGCTTGGTGAAAAAATCAAGAGCAACCATCTACACGGATATGAAGCGCGGAGACTTTCCTCATCCCATTAGCATTGGACGCAGGGCAGTTGCATGGAGACGCACTGACATTGATGCGTGGATGGATACCCGCCAACAAAAAATATATCCCAATGAAACCTTGGAGACAACACAATGAACCACACACAACACGCCATGACGGTGGAGAACCACCGCAAACTCGGCAAACGCGCCGAGGCTGCCTTTGACTACTTGCTGTGCCTTGCCATTGGCGTAGGCTTGGCCGCACTGCTTGTCGCATGGTGGTCATCATGAACAACCCACCAGCATTTCCAACAGGCACAGGGGTTGCGCCATACAACCCTGGCATGACGCTTCGTGACTACTTTGCGGCAAAGGCTATGCAAGGCATGATGGTTGATGTTGAGCAACCACGCTGTAATTACATTGCAGATATTGCTTACAAGATGGCAGACGCAATGATGAAAGCGAGGGAAGCGTGACCGAGCTGCAAGACTACTGCCAAGAACCTCGGACCATGTCCGAGTTGGTGGAGGCAGGATTCAAGCCCAACGCGGTCTATGCCGCCGTCAAGCGCAACGAATTGAAGAACACCAATGCCATGGATGCTTGGGGACGCAAACAGCGCGGTAAGGGCTTATTCTTGTCCACCGTGACACGCATCCCCTATAACGCAACCCTGTTGGTGCAAGCCTGGAACACACAACCCAAAGGAGAAAACAATGTCTCAGACCATGCAAATGGAAATTGACCGCGCTGTCAACAAGTTCACGCCACCCATGGAAGTGGGTGGTGGATTCCTCACCCGCGATGAATACGCCAAGTTTGCGCGTATGGCAGTCACCGAGGGCACGATGATCGGATGGGCGCACGCGGAGAACATGACAAGAGAGCGTATGCAGCGCAAGATCACCGAGCTGGAGCATGAGGTCAGCATACTGCGTGACCGCGTGAAAGATGTCGAGATGGAATTGCTGGCGACTCAAAAATGAGAAAACTTAACTGGACACCCCCACACGGTACAAAGATCACATGGCCAACCATTCATGTGTTTGACGCCGCATTCACGCCGACTCGCGGTGCTGATGTGCAATCCATATGGCGCAGATACGGTTGGACACCACGCTTTGGCAATGCGCCAGCGGTTGACGAACCCATCCACAAATCCAAGGTGCTGCGCGTATGGAAACAGTAATCAACTTCTTGCTGGTGGCGGTGCTCTCCATCACCATCACGCTACTGGTGATCTTTTGCGTCATCAAATTTTTGTTGGACCAGACCGAGGACAAATAGATGGCACGCCCAAAGACAGAGTTAACCACCAACCCCAAAATCATAGGGGCGCGGTTGACGCAGGAGCAATTCAAAGAATGGCGCAAACTGGGTGGCGGCCTGTGGCTGCGAAAGTATTTGATTGAGAGTGCAGAGAAAAGGAAAAAGCAATGACACAAGATGAAATTGTTGAGATGGTAAAAAAGGCTGGTTGGTCTGGCCTTTATTCATCATGGACAAACCCAACCACTCTCATTAGTTTCAGAGTGCCTTTGAATATGCAACAACTTGAAGCCTTTACCAAACTTGTAGCCGCCAAGGAAAGAGAAGCGTGTGCAAAGATTGTTGAAGATTCACCATCTTATGACTGGCACAAATTTGCTTGTGAAGCCGCCGCCGCCATCAGAGCAAGGGGACAAGCATGACACAAGATGAAATCATTCGGTTTGCAATTCAATGCCGCCTTGTGACAACAGGTAATAGTGATGGCATATACATGGACGCATTAACTGAGTTTGCCAACCTTGTAGCCACCAAAGAGCGTGAAGCCTGTGCAAAGCTGGTTGATGAAGAAGCACTTGATGCCTATACTTTTGACGACTCCCTTGCGAGAGCAACTGAAGGTTACGCAAGATTAATCAGAGCCAGAGGAGAGCAAGCATGACACAAGATGAAATTAAATGCGGTGACATTGTGCAAGTCAATCCTGACAAAGAAATGTTTGGAGCTTGTATGGTGGTAGTAACAGAACTAAAAACGTGGGGTATCCAAGGATATGTTCAATCTGCTGGTGTTGCTGGACAGCAATATATTAGATTGAAGTTTGATGAAATTGAAACTACTGGCGGCAAAGCTGTTTGGGTTGTAGGAGAGCAAGCATGACACAAGAAGCATTACGCATGGCGCTTGAGGCGTTGTTACACGCCTACCACGAGGACGAAGCACATCCAAGAACCTTGGAAGCCATCACCGCCATCAAAGAAGCCTTGGCACAAGAGCAAGAGCCTGTGGCGATTGTTGATGCAAACGATGACGGCTATTGGGCGGATATTCTGCCAAACAGAAGCGTCAAAGTCGGGCAGATGCTCTACACCACCCCACCACAGCGCACATGGGTGGGGCTGACGGATGAGGAGATTGCACAGGGCTGCAAAGAATCGTGGGTTACTGAACAGGCATGGCAGTCGGCAGTTTGGTGGGCAGAAGACAAACTCAAGGAACGCAACACTTGAAATCCGCAAGACTCCCGCGAGTCATTGATCTGCTTCAGCGCACAGCCTGCACAGCGCCAGAGCTGGCGGCCAAGGTGTACTGCACTGAGAGGTCAGCGCAGCAGATGATCAACCGTCTGCGAGTCGCTGGCACTGTCCACATACAAGAGTGGCGCAGATCGGGCAGAGTGCTGGTGGCGGTGTACCGCTATGGCATCGGCACTGATGCCGTCAAACCTCCACCACTGACACCCATGGAGAGGTTGCGTAGATTCAGAGAGCGCGAGACATTGGACGATAAGGCTTTCCGCTTGGCAAGGGAAAGAGGCAAGAGGTTAAAGCCACGGCGTGATCCGCTGGTGGCTGCACTGTTTGGAGATAAGTGATGATTGACAAAGAAAAACTCAAAGCATTTTTGATTGAAATGCTTGATGAGGCAAATGAAGTACAAGTCGCATCCGGTGAAACACCGTCAGCGCAGGAGGCCATAAATCAAATTATTGATTGGCTTGATGAAGATCAATAATCTTCTTTTTTCAGGATGCCGCCTTTGGTAATGCCACCGGCATAAGCCTGTCCTCTGATAATTAAGTCTCTGGCGCTTTCTGGAGAGATACCCAATCTGGTTGCTGTCTCACCAATTTGTTGCGCCAGCAACTCTAGCTTTGGCGCACCAATAGGTGAAGTCACTCCGGT